TCAGGCAGCCAAGAACCATAGCGAAAATAACAAGAAAAACAATAGGTAGATTTTTTTCAATCTATTCTCTACAATTTCCAATTTTATTAGCTGTGGTTTTATATAATTATTGTATAACTCATCTGTGTAATCGAAATCAAATTTATATAAATTACCATATGTTTTATCCATAAAATCTATTTCTTTAATAAAAAAATCGGAGTCCTCATTCCACCCACTTTTATGCTTCAAGTAGATAGAAAAACTACTGTATAGTAACCCTAATAACGGGGGTATAACATTACTAATCCCTTCTTCTATACCTTTAATAAAGAAGGTTGTTAGAATTATGCCAATCAAGGTTAGCATCTGTTTTTGTATTTCATCATAAATAGTTTTAGTTTTTGCGGTAACACTCTGCATGAAAGACATGTACTTTTCAGTTATTACCTGTTTATCCTTAATGAATTTATCAAGGTTATCGCTCATGTAAAGAGAGTATTGACTTTTTATGTCGTCTAGAAGTGCAGCTGATAAATCTTTACCTAACCTACCCATCTTCAACAAAGATAAGGAGAATATGTTCTTAAAAATTTCAAGCTTATCATAATAGTGTCTCTCGTCATCGAATATAAATCTAATTACTTTGTCTAAATCTTTAGTTAATTCAAACGAATAATCAATTTCTTTTATATTGAAAGAAACTGTTTTATCTGAATTGATGATATATGTTTCATTATTTATGAAATGATTAGATAGTAATTCAAATTGAGATTCTATTTTTCTATTAATTAAGCTTTCTAATAAAATGTCAGGCACGATGTTTGGCAACGAAATTGCTTTTATTGATAAATAATATTCATCTTTTAAAAGTATTTCTGGAACAGAGAGCTCGTCTTTGTTGTTAGTATCCGTGAAAATCGAGTTTTCAAGGTTAATATTGGTATCAATTAAGAACTGAACTTTAGCTTTCTTTTTAATTTTTTCTAGATGAGATATTTTCACTTCATTAAAGAAAATCTCTGAAAATTTCAAAAAATTATTTTGATCATAAAAAATAAAATTATTGAATTGGCAGAAGTCATCGCTAAAAAAATTATTCGTAATAGAAATTTGAATATCATTACTAAGCTCTATTTCAGGATCATCATCTATTCTGTATCCATTCACTAAAACTTGATCCGGAAATAATGCTAATCCATTCCTATACCCCTCAAGCATGTCACTACTAATAACAAAGTAAAAGGACTGAGTATAAGATAGATTATAGCGGCTGACAATTTCACTTTTATTCAATAAATCATTATTGATTAGTTCTATTATCAAGTTATATATAGTATCCACACTCACTCCCCCTTACTCTTTATTTTTTAATTACAATATTCTTTTTAACTCTCAGAATATGAAACTCGTTATCACTTGAACTATCTAGTTGAACATCTCCTGATTGTTCCAAGCTTTTAAGATACGATATGTTGATTTTTCCTTTATTAGCAGAATCTACTAATTGTACTTTTGGAGGTTTTCTAAATCGACCGGCAAATGATCTGACAACTGTTGGATTTTCTTTATATGCTAAATCATATGCTTCAGTTGCTAAATTTTCGGACGTTTTTCCTGCTAATAAAATAGAATCTAATTTCCCATAAATTATATCAGCTAATGCATCAAAAGAAGTCTGTTTTTCTACTGACAATTCATTTTTTAAAAGCTCTTTAATATCACTCACGCCAAAAGCACTAGTGGGACTTAAATATTTTTTAGAAGCTGCAACAACTGAGTTTACAGCTAATTTCCCTATAGACTCGGGCTTATCTGTTACAACAAAACTGTCCATAAAATGATCTAAAAATAAACCTGAAATTGAAGGGTCTTGTCTATCTAAAATTTTAGAGTGAATATATAAACGTTCTTGGTTGTCAGGTTCTAGATTATTTACAAAGTCTTCTACTTTTGTTTTATAAACAAATGATGCTTTTTGAAGTCTTGATTTTTTATCTGGCAACATTTGGCTAAAATAATCTAAAGTTAATGAGTCACCCACATGAATTCCATCCATACTATCCATTTTTAATATACAAAGAAGATCCTCATGTGGCTCATCTTCAACAACATTAGTAAAGATGACTAAATAAAAATCATTTTTTGAATTTTTGCTTAAACTATTTTTCATTTTATCTGCAATCTTAACAGAACTTGAATCAAAGGAATCGATATCTGAAAAGCAAGCTTGAAGATGTGCAATAAATTCAACATCCTTATTTTTAAATCTAAAATTTTGTGTATTATTATCTTTTAAAGATTTTGAAGCATGATCCCAAAAAAAGGTTGAAAGCTGTAAATCGATAGAATTAAATATATCACCAGGTGTAATTATTACCACATCTTCAGATGGATCAAAGTGAAAAAGCCTTAGATATTTTATCATCATTGTTCCTCCCAAATGCTAATATAAGCCTGTATTCAATATTAACAAAAAAGGCCAAAAAAACAATAGTTTCTTTGGCCTCAGGCTTATATAATCGTTTGAGATTACTAATAAAGTATATCATAAGAACGTAAGTTTGCGTTAAAAATATGCATAAAAAATGAGACTGGCTAACCTTGAGGGGATAAAAACCAGTCTCACTTATACTATACGCATACTACTTAAAACGATTTTTATTTATGCATATTTTTTTTCGATCGTCGCGCCCTTCGACTCATCGTATCTGATCGCCACGCGCCCGACACTGCCTTCGAGATCCACCACAAGCAGCCCTTGCCCCTTGCCGCCTAGAATCAAGCAAGAGCATGCCTGTTCAACGGCGATGACGTTACCGGCCTTGTATGGTCCATTTTCCGGATAAACGATCCAGGTCTGACCTGCAGGAAGGTGCAGCGTGGAAGACACGACAGCCGGCTCTTTTTCGACTGCCCTCTTGTCAATCCATCCCAGGCTTGTATTGATGTAGTCGCCGGATGCACTTTCTTCGATTACAGGGACCGTTTGGCCAACAAATGCATCCGTTGTTACCCAATTCGCGAAGCCTGGTTCGCCCCATGGCCGGGAATCAATCGAATAGCCGCCGGTTTTAATAATCACATTGTAGCTGACGGATACGCGTGCCGGGATGTCAATCAATGCGCGCTTATCAATCCATCCGACTTTAACACCGTTCACATACTCGCCGCTGCCGTTTTCTTCGTAAATTGAAATCGTATTACCGATAATGTCGTCAGTTTTTCCCCAATTCACTAGACCAGGCTCGCCCCAAGGTTTGGAGTCGATAGAGTAGCCAGGATAAGCGACCATCTTATTGTAATTTACAGGGACGCGGATTGGCGCGATTGGCTCAGATGTTGCAGCTGCAGCAGATTGGGCCAACCTTGCGCGCCATGCATCCATTTGTGCTTTCGTATAGCCAGGGCAGGCAGAGTTGTTGTATACCTCCCAATGACCCTTAACCTTGCTGGCCGGGATATTCAGATCACTCATGATTTTGCGTGTCAACCACTCACGCGCATCGATTTGCGCTTGTGAGTAATCTGTTCCGCTTCCGGCCTCCACGCTGATGTGGACGGTATAGCCATTACTGTTAAGCACTCCCCATGTAATCCGCTCGTAATCGTAGTTTTGCCAAATGTTACCATCGGCGTCGATGTAAAAATGATATCCGCCGCGGTCCCATCCGAGTGTATTTTTCCAGTACTCTTCATGGCCGGTTATAAATTTACGAACGGAGCGGGCAACCGCTGAATAGTGCCATACGATCGTTGTAATTGCGGAGCGGGAACGGTCCTTGCTTTGTCCGCCCAGGGCAGATGCGCGTCTGTCATTAATTGTATAAGCCATTATTTTTCCTCCTTCAGTGTTTTGGTTGCTGCATCCCATACGCCTGATGCGGAAGCTCCATACAGTAGCCCTTCAAACGCGTTGATGAAGATGTCGCCGTGATAAATAAAGCCGTACAAGGCCCCGAATAGCGCCCCAAAGATGACGGCCACAAATGCCAGGTACTTGGCTTCAAGTCCGGCGCGCTTGACCATCTCGACAGCAATCATTGTGATTGGTGCAATAAAAATGTTAAATTCCATTTCATTTCCTACCTTTCAATTTTGCTTTTGATTTCGTTCACTGTTTTTTCGATCAGATCCAAGCTTTTAAGCGAATCTGTCAGATCACTAATAATCTGCATATAGCGGTTTTCTCTGTCCGTGTTGGCTCGCATCACCCACACAAGCAAGCCGACAAACAATGTTGCGAATGTCACGTTTTCCGGATTCTCCCCAATCTTCGTTAACAAGTCCATTGCCCACGCTCCTTTTCCCATAATAAAAAGGCTGCCCAGATGGACAACCTTTACTCGATTTATTCATGATCACCAAAAATAATCCTCAACACGATACTCGTTCGGATTAAAGTCCTCATTCCTAGGAACATCGTACTCATCTCTACTCCAAAATCTATCATCACGGGTTAAATTCCGTTTGAGGGCGTGTTCTGATTCAACTAGTTGAGTAACTGATTTTCTTATATTACCAACAGTTAGATCCGTAGAGTTTCTCAAAATATCCATAGTAATTTCTGGTTTGTCATCATTTAGTATATATGCTTCATATACTTTTCTTAATATTTGTCTATCCATATATCCATCCCCCTAATCTTTATGTAGGTATTATAATAGATTATTAAAATTTTATATAGATACTCTTGTACACACTCAAATTTGTGGCGTAGCCAAAATCATCGCTTTTTCTTCTTCAGTAATTCGTCTTTTTGCCACTTGAGCAATCAGATAATCTTCGTCAATTTTCCCCATAATCCACATGTTCAATAAAAATCCGTACATATTACTCATCTCCATTTCCTTTTCTCCTATTCCATCATTAGATCTAAGATTGCCATTTCCGCCATTGCTAGTCTGTCTTCTACAGTCGGTTCTGCTGTAACAGGTTCCGGTGCTTGTCCGCCCTCAATCCATTCCGTTCCGGTCCACCGCGGCAGATACAAGCCTTGTGGCGGTGTTTCTTCGACGTACTGCGGATCAAGCAGCTGATTGCCTTCTGCATTCAATAATGGCCTAATTTCTTCAGCCTGCGTGATGGTTCCTTCTTCATCGGTCGCATCAACCAGGACCGTTTCCGTCAAGATCGGAAGCGAATCAAAAAGGCAATCTTCAATGAAGTTGCCTGTTGTGGTGTCTATTTTTCTGAATAGTTTCATTGTTTAACCTCCTATACCTCTGCTCTGAATGTTAAATTGTTTAATGTCAGCCACGAATTTGATGTAGCACTAACAATAGATACTTCTCCGGTATTTTTAATATCCAATCTGATAACCCCACCTGAAGTTAAAGCCATCACAGGTAATTTTTTTGACGGTCGGTAACCAGCTGGCAATGTGAACAATACCGTTCCAGCTGTAATTACGCCATTATAAATTATCCCTTTTAGATGCACGAATCCAAGCGAATCTTTCATATATCCAGCCGCATCATCGGTACCACCAATATTAATCCATGCATTAAGTAATGTCGGTGCAATCCAAGGTTCTTGATATTTTTCAGCCTTCTCCCGATACAATGTCTCGATCGTCTGGATAGGTTTCACACCGTCGAACCAGCTGTTAGGGAAACGCGCCATCAGTCTGTCCATCTCTGCAAGTGTTGGTTCTTTACCTGCTCCGAATGTTGCTGTGAGATCGATTACGAAGGTATATTGTGTCTCTAATATAGAGTTCAAAGCGGTCGTAGCGTCTGGGTATATTGCGCGATTTGCAATGCGTATTTTCCCAGAAACCCCACTCGGAACCGTAACCACAGCAGAGGGCGTGTAATATTGGTTAATCACTGGGGAGGTTACGAAGATTGCAGATTGCGCATTCGAAGCCAAAGAACTATTCGTACCATTGAAGTATGGTTGCATAGATGAAGCAGATACGTTAGGTATACGAGTCTTTAGCCTAATGTATAGCTTGTTCCCAACTACGGCATCAATTTGTGTCTCCTTACCCACAATCACAATGTTCCCAGCACCTAAACCAACTGCTGATAAGGTGTTCCCAGATGCCGAAAGCGTTGAATCGTGCGAGGACCAACCAGCCGTTCCCGAGGTCATATCCCCGTTCACCAAACCGTTCTTCGTTTCAAACTCCGTCCGCGCATCCACCGCCATCAGTTTGTTCAGCGTTGCATTGGCTCGGAATAGGTTTTTCGTTCCGTCAAACCATGAATTGGTAAACTTGGCCATGATCCCATCCATCTGTTCGGCTGTTGGTTCGTTTCCGGCTCCGAATGCGGCAGTTAGGTCGATTAGGGTAACATTATCAAGGTATGAGTTTGTCCATCCACTAGTCCTTGGATCTTGTAATATGATGCGCAATGTGGTTGCGTTTATCGACACTTTTAGATTCGCAGACACACGATGATAGGCGCCGGTTACCTTATTTGGCGCAATAAGCATTCCCACACCATCATTGAGGTGCAATACACATTGCGATTCATCTGTTTTTACAATTCCGGCTAAGTACATCATATGGCCTTTGTAGTTCGCGTAATTTGGAACAGTATACATCGCCCTGCCATACTGAGTGGTGGGGGTAAGCACTACCTCACCGTTTGTGATGGCAATCGTTGCAGATGATGGATACCAATCACCAGAACCATTCGAGAAATCACCACCCATTACAATGTTCGTTCCCATCATCGTTGTATCAACTTCCACATCTTCAAACCGTGCATCCACATCCGCAAAAGTCTTGCCTTTCACCGCGGAAATCTTGTTGTTCGCCGTTGCCGTTTCCTCGGCTGTCAGCCTTGTGTTAAACCCAGCAACAGTTGCGCTGTCAGCGTCCGCCCTAGTGTGATCGGTTTCCGCACGGGTATGATCTGTTCCTGCTAGTGTGCTATCGGATTCCGCACGGGTATGGTCAGTCCCAGCTAGTGTGCTGTCATTTTCAGCCCTAGTATGGTCGGTGTCCGCGCGACTATGATCCGCATCGTAACCAGCTGCACGTAATGCCTCAGCTTCACCAAAATCCAAATCTCGTGCGGCTTCGGCAGCGGTATAGGCGTTTCCCTGTGCGGTCTGGGAAGCACCGAAATCCGCAGCTCGTTGATCCTGAGAACCCACGAACGCAACATTGCGATCGAATTGCGCATTGTCAAACTGCGCATCTCGCAATACCTCGTCCGCCACAAACTGATCAATGTACGCCCGCGCATCCCTTGTGAGAATCGTCCAGTCGTAAATCATGACTTCCTGGGCTACCTTGGTTTCCAACCCGTTTACGATTTCAAAATCAAACAGCTGCGAAGCAAGCTCCATGCCGTCAACAGTCACGACCAACTGAATCTGAGCAACGCCGGCATGGTTCCCTTCATTCTCCTTCAACAGATAACTGAACACATTCCCCACGCGTGTGACGTCTGTCGCTGGATTGGCAAAGAAAGAGCCGTCACGCATATAAACAAGCGTAATAGCCGTTGCTGTTTCCAAATCTGTACTGGTCATATCCAAAATTTTGAACTGGAATTCAACCGAATTCAGATCGTTCGTGTAGGCTTTCGGGCGTTCGAACCTGCGTACAGGGTTCACCGACCTCAGCTCTACGTCATATGCAATTATTTTCGGTACTGCCATTGTATCCCTCCTATTTGTTCTCTAGTTTGCTGATCCGTTTCTCCAGCTCATCATTGCGGGCTGAGAGTTCCTGGATCGCCTTCATTTGTATGCTGACCGTGCGGTATAGGTCTACCATCGTGCCATCTTTATCCGTTCCGTTTCGGGCAGTGAATTCAGGGTTCTTTTCAGCGATGAATCCGATATCCTTGCGCTTCTTGGCATTCACTTTCATGGATTTTTTTCCATCGTCCTGCAGCAAATCGTACTCCGCTATCTCAACTGAGTTGACCAAATCCAAACCTGACTGATTGAATTTGGCAATGTTCTCCTTGAATTTTTCAGAAGATGAAACTACAAAAGCACTGGCCCAAACGCCGTAATAGGCTGTCTGTGCCGGATTGGAGACATATAGCACGCCCGTTCCATTTGGCGAAATCACTAAGCCCCTATTCCCATCCCGCGGCGTCTCCCATCGATCGGAATAATGGTAGGTTGGGTTATTCGGATCCGACGTAATGAAATCCCTCGCGACGATATCACGCGGATTACCGCCCCAATCGACAACCCGGACGACTTCCCCATTGGCGGTGCGCAAGTAAATGTATTCGCCGTTTGATTCTATGCGGGCGCGGTTCGTGGTCTCTGGAACAACGCCGGTCACATCATCGAAGAAATCGATATACGTAACCCCGCCGTGCAACCGCAAAGATGTATTCAAATTGGTCCCGGTATTATTCGGGCCCGGCCGCATCCGCAACCCCTCGGTGGTATATTCAAGGATTCTCTCACCAGTAGTTCCTGCACCAAATATAATCTTCGCTTGGTCAAGGTCGAGTGTTTGACCGTTGTTCGGATTCGTGAACTGCATGATGCCGGTGATGAGGTTAAGCCACATGTTGGCGCCGCTTAATGTTCCAGTTGTGATCGCATTCGCATCGATGTTGATCGCTTGCACAGTCGCAAAATCAACCGTACCTGCCAAGGTATCCGCGCTTGTTTTCTGCAGCGCCCAGATAATCCCATCCCAGCGGTACATTTCAACTGCTCCCGATTCCACCGGCTTATACCATAAGTCGTTGATGTTCGAGGCGACTGGCTCGGCTACACCGGTGTATATTTTAGTTTTGCCATCTGCAGCAAGGCGGATTGTGTTCAGGTTAACGGCTACGGTTTCTAGTTTTCCATCAACGGTGGTATTGATGCTTTGTGCCAAACTTGCCCGCGCTTCCCCTACCTCGATGGAGTCGTATTGCTGCAGCAGGTCATCCCAAACGGTTTTGATGATTTTCTCGTTTGTTTTGATGCCGTATTCTTCGAAGTACACCGTCACCCAATCGCAGACGTTCACCGCTTCGATCGCTTGCGTCGCTTCATAGTCCAGTGTCTTGGCCAGATCCACGTACTTGATTTTCAGATTCACTTTCGGAATACCGATCCGATTATTGATGAGATAGAATTCGGCTTTATCCCGGAGTTGTTCGACCGTCGTCACGTCATTGCCCGAAAAATCTACCGTAAGAATTTTCCTTCTCGCATAGTTCCCGACATATTCGCTGTCCAAATAGTATTCCGGCAGCGTCAACGTGATTTCATTCTGATTGTCGTCCGTGATCACGGCATATGGATAGATGGAGGTATATGTATCAGCAATATTTTCTTCTTGCTCCAGATCCGTCAGATTCCGGCCGTATGCTATCAAGGCGCCGGACTGTTTGCCGCGGTTTGCATAAAGCCTGACATCATAGTTGTCAAACAAATATTCTCCGCCGTAGGTATCCAAAAGAGATCCATCGACACCGCCAAGCGCCTCCCTGGCATTTTTGACATCCTTGATGGACCAAGAGCCGCTGCCGGAAGTTGCAATATCCGAGAATACCGTAAATGGATTCGGATCGATTCCGATAATGGCATTCTTCCATGTATTCAAAGCGCTTGTGGCATCACCCGAATAGCTGACAGCCGGCGGTAATGGCAGGTCCCGCGTTAACAGGCTGATATGCTCTCCATAAACGGTTACGATTCCATTCAGAGGCTTGGTAATCCTGATGATTTTGAATCGCTGGTTCTTTAATGAATGGCCTGCATCGGCTTTTATCAAACGGTCCAGTTTCAAATCTGCAAATCGATCGCCACTGACAGGGTACTTCATCTCCAATTCGAAAACGCCATTACGCTCTTCCGTCACGAAAATCTGAATGGCATCCTGAAGCATGCCCAAGCCAAAATGCGTGAAGTCTGTTTCATTCGCTTTATATAAAATTGCCATTAGACAATCGCCTCCCATCTCGGAGTGATGCTCACGCTAAAGCCTGCTTCTGCCCAGGTGATCACGTTTGTTCCCACATCCAGCTGAGGGAAAAGCGGAGACAAAGTAGCGTTCATTTTTTCAAACAAGTTCGGGCCATCCTTATACACGCTTTTCGATTCCGAATCAACGGTAACGGAGCCGTCTATATCATTCAGAATAAGCCAGTTTGCGCCGTTTTTCTTCAAGGTGATGTCTCCGGTTCCTGTGATGGAAATCAGCGGTTTGGCAGCTCTTTTCTCCGGATTCAGTAACGTCTGGCCAGAAGTAAGAGGTATCGCATTTTGACCGCTGATCAGATACTTGATGGGGTGACATTTGAAATTCAATGCAATTTTCCCGAATCTCGGAAGGATATCGGTAATGCTGAACTGTTCGTTATATACGGCCTTATAGAGATAGTTCGAATCCCAGGACAAATACAACTCCCGGTAACGAACATTTCCCTTCAGCCATTGCGAAATACGAGAGGCTGCTTCGTTGATATCCAATCCCATTTCCGGCCTCAGATAAGTGTGAATTGGATAAGTAAAGTTATTCAGCCGTTTATTATCAATGATCAGGCTTCCATCCCGGCCAGGAATATTCTGGAAGGAGACTGAGGCTTCCGGGCTCGTTTGAGCAGTATCCTTGCTGATCACAAGGCTCATATCGCTCGAAACGATACCACCATACACGAAAACTGCTTGATCAGTTGAATCCAGTAATTGTTCATACAAATCTGCATCAGTAGGCACTCAATCTCCCCCTTTCTTTCTTAGTCATCCAAGCCAAGTTGTAGGCCAGCGTTTCCAGATCGCGCTCTGTGTTATTTTCGAATCGGTCAATCGTTAGATACACATCCCCTTCGTTGTAGACGCTTGAACCGTCTTCGGATTCACCAACTGAATTCCTTGCAGCTTCCTTTGCATATTTCATTGAAACATCATGAGGAATCACCTGCGAGCCATTCGGCAAATTCACCAACTCGCCGCGGCCACCTTCGTTCATTCTGGCGAATCCGCCCTGCCAGTTATTCATACCGTTCACCAGATAAGGAATGGTTCCGATCGAAACACCCGGTATCTTGTTAATGATACCGATAGCCGAATTGATTCCGCCGATCACGCCATTGACGAACCCCTTGACCTGTCCGACAAGAGATTGAACAGCAGTGGAAACTCCATCAAATACGCCACTAACGAAAGATGTAAGACCTGTCCAAGCGTTTCTGATATTCTCAAAAACACCTGTTATCGTATTAGATACGTTGTTCATTATGCTAGATATAATTCCGCTTATGGCAGCAAAAACACCACTCACAACACTTGACAACCCGCTAATAACGGTGCCAATATCTGTGAAAATTTGACCCGTAAATGTAGCTACCCCTTGCCATACGCTCGATATCACCTGAGCAACCGTATTAAATATTCCTGTAACAAATTCAACAATTGGCCGTATCAAAGAAAAAATTGTAGTCATTATGCCGGCTATAAACGTGATGATTGGAGCGATAACCGAAATAACGTTAGATATAATCATGCCAATAAACCCAACAATCGGTGTAATTATTGAAATGATATTTGTCATTACATGGATTACCACTTGAATAATACTGCTGATAATAGGTAGAATCACCTGAATAGCTGCGCCAATAGCTTGTATGATAGCTATGAACGCCGGGGCTACTGCAGTCACAATATTCATTACCGTTTGAACGATCATGGATAAAGCTGGAACTAAAGCTCCAATAAAGTTTGCAACCAACGGAATGACAACAGCCAATATCGCAGCAAACTGCTGAACAACCATCATGATTATGGGAACTAAGTTATTGAATAGATTGACTACAATCGGCAGTACCGTAAGTATTGCGCTCATGATTATTGCACCTACTTGCATAACGATTGGCACCAATGATGCAAATGCGCTCATAACCAATGGAATGATAGTTGTGGCTAATTGCCCAATCATTTGTCCGATTGTCCCGAAAACAGGAGCCAGTGAAGCGCCTACCGTTTGGAAAGTCGATACAATCTGTGGCCCAAACATTTGAAACAGTGCAATGACAATCTTCAAAATAGGACTGATACCAAACAGGATGGTTGTTAAATTTACTGAAAATCCTGACCCTGCACCAGTTGCCGTTTGAAAACCACTGATCAAACCGCTAAAGAAGCTTGTAAAAATCGGTAGAACCGCCTGAATAATTCCCCAGATTGTCTGGAATACCGATCCGATTTGTGAGCCAATATTTCCGAGTGAACTCATGACTGAAGGCCCGATAGCCTGGAACGTATTCATGATGAAATTCCCGATGTTTGCAAGTATCGGCTGGATAAATGCGATTGCACTTTGAATGATCGGGGCAATTGTTTGGAAGACACTCGACACCTTTTCTTTTACTACATCAAAAACACTACCCACCTTCTGGCCCAATCCCGATAAGAGACCAGGGACGCTTGATGCAAAGGCGGCTATGACGGGTTGTGCTTTTTCCCAAACGGCGTTCATTTTCTCGCTCAGTTCGGCAAATATCCCCACAGCAATGTCTTTCACGTTGTTAAAAGTCGTTATCACCGTGTTACGGAAGGATTCACTCTTGATCATCGCTGCAGCAAAGGCTGCAACCAGTCCTATGATTGCGGCAACGACTAAGCCCATCGGACTAAGCAAGAATCCAAGTACCCCGACAACTCTACCTATCCCCCAAATCATGGTCCCCAACACGGTTATTACTGGCCCAGCAACAGCCGCAATTCCGGCAGTCATGGCAATCAGTTTTTTCGTGCTATCAGGCAATTCGTTGAACGCATTAACTAAACCTGTTACCTTTTCTGCAATTTCGCGAATCACAGGTGTCAGTTGGCTCATGACGGAGATCGTGGCCGATTCAATGGATCCACTCAGTTCGTCCAATGCACCAGCCAAATTGTCCTTCATTTTTGCAGCCGCTTCTGCAGATGCTCCGGCTGAATTCTCCAGCTCCTTCGTCATGCCCTGCAGTTCTTCTTGCCCGGCTTGAAGCAGAATCATCATTCCGCTTGCCGCTTCCGTTCCGAATATAGTGGAGAGCGTGGACAGCTTTTGTGCTTCCGTCATGCCTTCCATCGAGGTACTTAATTCACCAACGATTTGATTCAGCGGTTTGAAGTTCCCATCCGCATCCGTTGCGCTAAAACCTAGTTGTTCCATCTTCATGGCCGCTTCGTCAGTAGGGTCAACCAATCGGCTGAATGCCATCCGGAGCGTTGTTCCCGCTTGCCCACCGGCCATACCCGCATCGACCATGAAGCCAGTAGCGGCCGTTAGTTCTTCGATGCTGATTCCTAATGCACTCGCACTTGGACCAGCGTATTTCAGCGCATAGCTCAAATCCTCGACACCTGCTGCCGTTTTGTTGGCAGACATGGCTAAAATATCAGCGACTCTTCCGGACTGATCTGCTTCCAATCCAAAGCCATTCAATGCGCTTGTCACCGTGTCGGCCACCAATGCCAGGTCTTCTCCGGAAGCTTCGGCCGCGCTGATGACGCCAGGCATGGCAGCGATAACTTGATTCGCATCAAAACCTTTCGCCGCCATTTCGCTCATCGCAACAGCTACTTCGCCACTGGATAGGGACGTACTTGCGCCCAATTTAATTGCGGCTTGGGTCATGGCATCTAATTCAGAAGCACTTGCCCCGGCGATCGTTCCGGCTTTCGTCATCGCTTGTTCAAAATTTGCAGTTGTCTGAACAGCTTTTACAAACGGAACGGTGATTGCAGCCGTCATCCCGGCTCCAACCATAGAGATGGTTTTTCCGGCATTGGATATCTTGTCGCTGATCGCGGAAGTTTTATCCTGTAGAGTCTTCAGTTCACTCATCGCGGACCTTACTGCAGCATTAAATTTATCCGCGTCCGCCGTGATATTTGCACTTAATACATAATCAGCCATTCGTTACTCCTTTCTTTTCTTGATAGCCTTTTTCATTCCGGCGGCTTTTAAGACTTTCTCAATCCAACCTTGACCATTGTTTCGATCCATTTCTTCGATAATTTTGACCGCGTTTTCGTTGTATTCCTTATCCACCTTGGCAGGTTTCTTAGGGAACAAATCAATGAAACGCTTGTGCTTCTTCTTATTCAGGTTTGCTTCGGCATTCAATACTGCATTGCGCATCCACGTTGTATCTGAAATCGTTTTGTTCTCATGCTCTTTCCGGATAAACATCTTCTCTTTCTCCGTTAAGAGGCTGAATTCGATCGGCGTCATGTGAAAATGAACAACAAAAAAGGCCAGTTCTTCCTCATAAGAGAAATCACTGGCCAATTTCGCACGGCGCAAATCGGCTGGTGTTGGATTTTCATTTGCCGGAAACTCGCTCTCGACGAGTTCTAGCGGAACATAAACCCCAAGTCATCTTGCAACTTTTCGATGATTGCCATGTTCAAACTGATCAATCCATTTTCTTCGACCACACCATCAAATAATTCGAGTGCTTTTTTCTGCTTTACTGCTTCATTTGTCTTTTCTTCCACCAACCCGAAAGAGAACAATTGCTCCAACAACGAATACTGAAGAATCCCGTTGTTCTTAGTGATTTCTCCGATAACGCTTGTTTTCGCAGTCAGCTCGATCGTTTTCAATTTTTGTTTGTTAAATTTCAATGTATAATTCACGCCGTCGACTTCAAACATAGTTCCACGCTCCAGTTAATTTATTAAGCTACTAGCCAACCGTGATGATTGCTGTAGCTGATTTTGTGCCGTCCTCTGTCGAGGTTGCGGTGATTGTTGCCGTTTGCCCAGTTGTCGCTGTCTCCAGGACTGTGACCAGGCCATTTGCGGCCACAGTTGCTACTGCTGCAGCGCTTGTTGTCCAGGTAACGGTATCGATGTCCGTTCCTGTTACCGTTGCGACTAGTTGTTCCGTTTCGCCAGGTAGGACGGTAGCGCTAGCCGGCGCCACCGTTACCACTATCGGCTCATTAGGGTGTAAGAGTGGACGCGACGTCCTCAAGGTCAACCAATTCCCCCGTTCCCTGCAATCCGATCGTATACGTGACCGCATCATCATAAGGCGCTTCAATCGGATAGCTGTTCAGGATAGCCAATCCCCCGAACATGTCTTTCGATGTTTTGATGTTCACGACTTTAATCAAGATTGGATCGCCGGAAGTATAAGCTTCTTTCAATGCGCTATGAGTTGCATCCGAGCGAACATAAATGCCGTCATTGTCGATGGACCATTCATTGAAGCCGCCGATGAACTCTTTCCAACCGTTCGAATCCTTAGAAGTCACCTCGAAAGTGTCTTTGTCACGGTTGATCGTCAACCCTTGTTGACCCGCAACGGCCAGAAGACTGAAAGTCTCGCTGTTGTATAAAGCTAATACCAGGTCTTTTCCTGCAATCGCTGCAGTCAACGTTCCTGTTAATTGTGCGTATAATGGATCTGCTGCCATTTAATCATCCTCCTAAATTTTCGTTTTGAATCCGTAGAATATGGTGAAGTCATAGCCCATAATGGCATGCTTCGACCCGTCTACTTCATCATAAATTTGTTGTACCCCTGTCGGCGTCTGCATAATCAATTCATAACCGGCAGGTAATTCAATTGCCATCGTCATGGCCGCGGCGAGCTTATCGATAATTTCGAACAGGGCCACTGAACCATTTGAGCCATCAGCAAACGCATGAATGACAATTTGATAGCGTTCTTTCCACATTGTTTTGGACGGGTCTGGAATCTGTCCAATGATTTCAGCCGAATAGTATGGATAAGGAATATCCTTCGATACGGAATCATAGCAGCGCAACTGTGTGCCATCCTGCACCGTCTTAATGACAGCTGCTAACACTGTTGTAAAACTCAATTTTTCAATCATGCGCCTACTCCTTTAGTTTGTTTTTCAAATCCTGCTTGTAGATCGGGCGCTGCATATCCACATTGCGCTTCAGATAATACTGGCCCGGCACATAGCCGCCGTTTCTCGTCCTGTGGCCGTATTCAACGTGCGGCGCGTAGTCCATCAAATAACCCACGCTGTTTTTAGCATAGCTGGCTGATTTCCGAAGTCCGCCGCCTCCTAGGTAATTCCCGACAGGCGTTCCGCCACCTTGCTGCGACCGAGCGAAAATATCACGAATGTTTTTATTGCTGACCGCCTCAAAATCAAGCAAACTCTTTTCTAACAACTTTATCTGAAGGCTAGTCATCTGCTTTTCGTTCCAAGTAAATTTCACAGGCCATCACTTCCATAACGATCGACAATAAGGATGCGCCACCGATCATAATCCGAACCCTTCACTTCTTTTACAGAATAGTAACGGTCCTCGAATTTCACTTTGTCGGCCTGTTCCAGGTAGCTTTTTGATGTCCGGGTGAGAATTTTGCGGTTGTTGATCGTGACATTTCGATTGTCCAAAGCAATCTCTTGGACGGTCCAACTTGAGAAAATCCCATCCGCTTGCCAGAATTTCTCCAGCGTGTTGATTGGATTACCAAGCACATCCGTCTCCAACGATTCGTTTTTATACAAAGAAAGAGGTTGAAATCTCATAAGAATCTCAACACCCCTCTATTCGTATTCGCTTGTTTTTCTTTGATGGCCAGATACCTGGAGAACTCCGTTTCGTATTCCTTCAGGATGTCATCCACGAAAGTTATGCTGAAGGTGTCGACGCCCTCTGTCTTGACGCCCTCACGGAACGACCGGTTATACATCGCGCAGATCACCTCTACTGCGATAGAATTCAATTCAATCGGGAACTCAGTTAGCCCCAATCGTAACTTGATCCGATCCAATGCGGTTGTTTCCAGTTCGTAAATCAAATCCGATCCGATTTCCGGAATCCGGGTTCTGACTCTGTCGATAATGTTGATTTCAAAAGCCATGGTTATTCACCACTTTTCTTTGGTTCTGCCTTCTTCTTAGGCTGTTCTTTTGTTGCGGCCTTCTTCTTTTGCGCCGCTTCCTTCTCGGCCAATTCCCGGCGCATGCGGTTAAATGATGCTAATCCCAAGCGAATCCCTCCTCACCAATAAAATAAAGAGAGGCGGAAGCCCCTCTTAAGACAATAAGTGTTTGAACTCCACAATGCGGATATTTTTGTTTTCGTATGCACGAACCCAGTTTGCCGCAGTTGCCAATTCAGCATTTGTTGCGGAAGACCCAGCAACAGAAGCGCTTTGGAAAGCAACCCCGCGTGGGTGCAGAATGAAATGTTGACGGTTGATCAGGATATCGTCACCTTGCAAGGAATCACGATCTGTTTCAGTAGGGACAGGAGCCGCGCCATTTCCTTTTGCGATAGCACCCGCTCCGAACAAGTACGTGCTGTAAACACCACCAGATACAGGCATACCATCGTCAACGATTACGCGTTTTTCCATGTAAACTGCAATTGGTTTGTTGTCAGAATCAAACACATAGTCAATCAAGTTTTGTTTGCGCAAAGAAGCAAACGTTGCGGAATGCATTGCGATAGCAGTCAGTTTGCTTTCTGCATCCCCAAGCTTATAAGCGGCGTCGATAAAGGTGGAGGCAGTGAATTCTGCTACTGCAGGATCTACTGCACCGGAGATGTCGGACTTGTTTCCAGCCATCGAAGCGGCAAGGAAGACACCTTTCAACGTGTTGATGAGTGTTTTTTGTTCTTGACGGGCCCAATAAGCAGCGACCAAGTCCCCGATAGCCACCATTGGATCAGATCCGGATAGCGCCGTTGCCAAGTCGTTGGCTTTCCAAGCGCGCCCACGCATCAAGAGCGTCGCAACGTCTTGTCCGGCAGTAATTTTACCAGGCGTCAACGGTGTAGAATCGGAAAGAACCTCATCATCACCCGTCAGATCGGACCAGAAAGGCATGTTAATCAGTTTCCCGCCGGCAGTAGCTAGTTTGTCAAATACCGGATCAGTTGCGATTACACCTGCTTGTGCGAATGCAGATAATTCTGCGGTTTTTTGTACCACATAAGGATTAAATACCTCAGGTACGATAACATCAGCAATTTTTGTCATTTTTTAATCACTCCTATTTAGCTTGCGCTTTTAATTGTTTAAATAATTCAGGGTCCTCTTTTAGCAACCTACCTTGTTCAGTCAAATTGAAATGCTCTTTGCTGAACGGGTTCTTGGCTCCTCCGGTTGTCGTGGCGCTTGCCTTTGGCGGTGTGCCAGATAGCGCTTGTTTCACTCCTGTTGTGATTCCTTCATTCAAGTCATTGGTAATCATTCCGATAAATGCATCTAGCTTATCTTCCAAGGATTCAAATTTCCCATTATCAACCAGAAAGTCTACATAATTTTGATTGATATTTTTCTTGGATAGTTCTTCTCTAGCAGAAATGCTATTTTCTTTGATGATTAGAGCGCGTTCTCTTTTCTCTAGCGCTTTCGCCTTGTCAAATTCTTCCTTCTCAGCTTTTTGCTGCTTATATGATTTTCTTTCTTCTTCGGGCATATTTTTAGTTTTTAGTTCTTCCAGTTCTGATTGTAGAAGCGTCACGCTCTCTTTCAAACCTGCCATCTCTTTTTGATGCTGTTTTTCTTTTCGGTCCAACCTGTCTTTCATAGTGCTTTTGGAAACCATTTCTTCCTGCTCTACCTTTTCCTCTTTCGTTTCTTCCTGTTCCGCGGTTACAGTTTCTTCCTCAGATTCTTCAGCAAAGTATTGTAAATTCAGTTTCATTTTTTCTACTCCTTTTTTAGCCTGGGGCGGCTATTTACTCACGCTTTATTTATGGCGTCCACAGCGAGGAAACGGACAAAATAAAAAGGCCGAGAATAAGCACGGCCATGATTCATTGTTTAAATTTCAATTTTCTTCTTGTTGAAACAGAACGACCTACCGAACGCATTGACCTGGAGCCACGACTCAGCATAACGTTTACCGCACTCCTCGTATTTCGTGACATAACTATGCACGTCCTCACCTCTTTCAAGTTTACGATCGCCGCCCGCACCTGGACGGTAGGAGATAGATTTTGGATCACTACTCCTTTCTTTTCTTGACCTCATTGATACTGATACCCACGATCAGAATGCTTAGAGCAACAAAAATAGAGAATACAACCAGATAAAATCCATATAAAAGAACGGTTAACATTGACATCAAATCAACTCCTTTCTCAGTCATTCTCAATCCCAAATATTGTCGTCCTGCACCACGGATGGAACGGCGGGAAATTCGAACCTACTTTCGCATCTTCAAACTTGAACTGCTGCCCGTCTAGGTGCTCACACGTTTGGCTTGTCCGCTTATCCAGAACGGCAGATATCTCATACCGCTCTATCCCCGCGTCCATAAATGCTTGCTTGTTGGCTTGATTGGTGACGAATGAACTTTCGGTAACGGTCAACCTCATAGACTCGAAGGCGCCAACCTCTGTCCGTTTCCGAAGCGTCATGTTCATCTTCTGGTAGCTGTCACCGCGAATGATGCCATCCCGAATCTCATTGTTGAGCGTATTGATCAGCTTCTCCTTGTTCTCCCAGATGCGATCAGAGAAGTTCGCGCCAGTGGTCCACTTTTCATTCAGCGTCTTAGCCATCGCCTCGTTGTTCACGTTAAAAAATGAAGAAGCACTATCCAGCCCCTTCATCGTCGATAAGTATCCATTTTCATAAGCTTCTTGGAGCAGTTTTTCCAATCCTTCTTGTTCAAACGCACCTAACTCAACCATCTGCATCCGAGTGGATAGCTGCAGTCCTTCCAACCGATTCAACTTGTATATGCTTTCCCTCGTCGGAATAAGGTGTGCATATTTGGGATTCCTGGCAAAAAAAGCATCGTAATCCTTGTAAAGCAGATTGCGCTCAGATTCAGTCAAGGAGAGAACCAATTTCCGATACTCAATCACATCATCTTTGCCGTACTTCTGATAGTAACTGGCGATATCCTTGCTGATGCTCTCTTCCAATGCGTGGTACTGCTTCCGCATCGCCTTATCAAATGCATTATTTCGTTTGTCCTGGGCAGCATCCAATTCCGTCATCCGATCAAGCCAATAGGTCTTATTATCTTTGGATTTAACCTTATCTTCAGTATCCATTCAATCGCCTAACTTTCTTCGGTCGCTAGAAAACCGCCGCTTGGATCTGTAGCATATCCGCTATCACCATTGTTTTCCTCAGCCATTTTCTCGATTTCCTCATTGACGTTTCCGACGATGGAGAGCACGCTCAATTGTGTCTCTTTCGATACGACACCCTGCAGCGCGGAAGCTGTAGCTGCTTCATCCGCGATATTCCGAGGGATATTCTTGGTGAAACGATAATCCAGATTGCGCCATTCATCTTTCTTGCTGGCCTCCATATTTGTAGGCAAGTTGAACAGCATTTTAAATCGGCGGTTCATCCCTGAAGTGAACTTCCGCTCCTTCATCGCTGCCAAGTTCTTCATGGGCTGCAACTTGAACTCTAAAGAGACCCCTGAGGCATTGCCAAAGCTCTCATCGTTAATATTAGAGACCATGGCAATCTGGTAGATCAATCGTTCCAAACGGTCCAGCAAGTGCTCTTGCGATGTGTCACCGTCCGGCTTCTGTAGGAATTCAACTACAATCTTGCTTGCATCATCTGTTCCGAAAATATTAATGATCCGATTATCCCGGATTCGCATCACACCCTCTTCGTCCAGCTCTGCACCCAGGATGGAAAGATAAGCATCCGCGAAGTAATCCACGTCATTAGCCTTCTCAGATAGCGCCTTATCATAGGCATTGATCAGTGACTCAATCGGCTCAAACAGAGCCTGCCGTTCCTCGTTCTCAATGTACTCGATCACAGGGACATCGCCGTAATAATGCGGTTTCTGCTCCGTGAAAGCCAGGTCCTTTTCCACCTGAACGAACGTAATTTCCTCGCCGGCTGTGAACAGCTGCCCGTTTATTTTTCCTTCCGAATCCAGCTGATACCGGACCGCAAATAGAGGCTTCTGGGCGATCGTGTCATCGTAAACGATAAACATATCGAGCGGATTGTTATACGTGCAGCAGGTCTCGGATTCTTCGTTCTGGTAAAGCATTTCGAACCCATGACCGTATATCGAGGCGATTTTGCTCAACTCTGCGAAATTATCGTCCATGTCATTGAGTTTCAAGAACTGCTCTACCCTTTCGCCGACGTTTTTATCTTCATGACTCACTTTGACGGGGATCCCGGCGAAGTAACCGTTGAATGTTTCGACCGTGTACTTCGCATGATTCACTACCAGCCGATTGTCCGGCTTGTAGGCCTCTTTCTTGTCCAAGCTGAGTATCGGAGCTTTGCTTTCGAACAGGTTCCTCAGCCTCATATATCGCGGCAATTCAGCCTGGTGCAATTCGATGAAACTGCTCACCACTTCGCCCGTTATTTCTTCCCCTGCTGGGTGAATAAATACCACTTAGATCCCTCCTTTGATTGTTTTTAGTTTGACCTTGCTACGAATGCCTTCGACCGCATACCGGCAAGCATCGATAACGTGGTTGTAGCTGTCCACTGGTCTATTGATGTACTCGTTTGTCTTTTTATCTTTATGCCAGGTGTAGTTCTCCAATTCCTCAATCAATTTCACGCAGCGTTCGTCAACGATAAATTCATACTGCGAAAGAAATTGAATTCCTTGAATGACTGAATCAGGACCCTTTTTCGCCTCTCTGATCCGGCTAATTCCCTTTTGCCTTATCTCAGCAATTGATTTTTTCTCAGCCGAGTCAGCGGTTATGACTTCTTTCGAATAGCCCAGGTCTTTTATGGCCTCGGCTATCTTGTCATTCAGCAATCCCTTTCGGACATACTCTTCAAGAAAATAGATCCGCTTATTCTGCTCATCTATCTTCAAGTGAATGAATGCGGATGGATCGTTGATGTACCCGAAGTCAAGTCCGAAGAAGGACGTCAACTGAGCCACTTCCTCACGATTGATCAGCCGTTTCTTATAGGTTGGAAAGACCAGCTTATCCAAGGTTGCAAATTCGCCTAGAGCGTATATTTTGTAGTACGCGGGGTTCCTGTTGGCTAGTTCTTCAATATTTTGCTTCGTGAGTTCATCCAAAAAGCGATTGCTCTTGTAGGTTGTTTGATAGATGACTGTGTTAGCCGGCTTCTTTACGAAGAAATACTTAAAAACCCAGTTAGTTTTACTAACCGGGTTGAACATTAAATATATTTGTTTTTGTTTATGGCCCTTATCCCGCAGCCGCAGCGTGAGCTGAGTGAAATCATCCACTGTGAATTCGGAAGCCTCTTCCATGACGACATCCGAAATGGCTTTGATCGACTTGATTTTTTCCGGGTTATCCATGCCTTTGAAAATCAACTCTGCATCATTCGGCAGCTTGATCCGGTAATCGGTCATATTAACCTTGCAGTAATCTAACACGCCGTAGGTAATCAGACATTGCTTCACATCTTCAAAAATGGAATCCTTTAGAGTCGCCCCGACTTTCCGCAGGAACAATACTTTACGCGGCTTCTTCCAGTCCCCTAAAGCTTTCAGCACTACTTTTTGGACAACGCCATGAGATTTCCCCGATGACGCGCCGCCGTAGTGGGCCTCAGTGAATGTATCGTAATCGTATAGCTTATCGTAGATGTGCTTATTAAAAACTCTGGATGGGTACTTAAATGCAATCTTAATCGATGGTTTCTTTTCAGTCTTCATCGTCAGCATCCCAATCGCCGACAACAATTTCGATGTTGCGGTTGGTCTGTTCTATTTTCTCCGTCCACATGCCGTATCGTTTTCCGAGATCGACGGCAGCTGCACGCCTTGCCTGGACGTTCGGTTTTAAGTCTTTCACTTCCTGGAAACCATCTCCAACGAAAATAGGGACCGGCTCCGTAACTTCTCCCCGCATAACGGAGGTCAGGAACTCCATTACTTCCTGCTGATCAGCAACCTTCTCGGAATTTAAGACTTCGAGCCGTTCGTCTATATACGCTTTTACACCAACATTTTCCAACAGTTTACTTGACTGAGCCTTAGCGTAATTGTCGCTATATCCCGCTTTGACAGCTGACTGATAAATGTTCCCGCTGATGATGTACTCATCTGCAAACTTCTGTTGCTTCAACGTCAACCCTGCCATTTTCCATCACCCCTCAATATATTTGAAAATAAAAAGACCTCGAACGAGGTCTAACATTACATTGCTTTAATAAAATTTTTGAATCTTTTCCCTGAGATATGCATATAGACTACGAAAAAGCCCTCATGAATATCTATATTGTTTATCTTTAGATATCTGTTTACATAATTTTCGCTTAAAAAAATATCTTTAGATTTTTCATTTTGGTTAACTAATTCATAATCTACCACTTCATGACGTATAATTTCAAAATCAAGAGGCAAAACAAATTTTTTCTCGCCAGAATACATACGTCCAATTAAATCGAAAACTGATTCTTTTTTTTCAAACCCTTCAAACCTGAATAACTGTGGGGATTTGCTAAAGTTAACTCCACAAACAACAAGTTCCCGTTCCCCTTTTATAGAAGTCGTGCCATTTTCTTTTTCTGAAACATTTTTTGAATAGCACATTATTCTAAAATCTATTCTGTTATCGTTAGAATAATGTCGAAGAGTTAAAAAGATAGTTAAAACAGTTGCGATAATTCCTACCCAATCAGCTAAATTCCCATATAATTCGGGATTATATACAAAATAAATAATACAAACCACCTCCAATTATCAATAATAACAAAAAACCCCACACAAATGTGCAGGGCCAATAAATAAAAGGAGGCTTTGGAGCCTGATTTTTCGCAGACCCCTTCAAAGACAGTATATACCTTTTTAGTTCACCTTTCGTCCACTCTTTTTCCGCTTGTTTGTAATGCATAGGCATCGATCCCGAAGAGCACAACGGAAAACTCTTCGATTGCCTTCTTCAAATCTTTATATAAAGTCGTCTTTTCGACGCCGTAGCGTTCCATCAACGCTGTAGGATTTTCAAAGTCAGGTTTGAGATACATGTCACGGAGAATCTTATGCCTGCGGTTCGCGACTTCTCCGCCCCGTTCCGCCAATGATCTGTATGCCAGCAACATGGCATCGATATAATCCATGATCATTTTCGTTTTTTGCTTGGACTTCATGACCTCTTTCAAATTCAAGTCGATGTGCTCCAGCAATCCCATATCTATTTCTTGATGTATGATTCCAATTTGCTCCGGCAAGTTCTCACAATGTGCGCTCAACTTGCGGTAATTTTTCACGAGGAGTTCGGTATTTCGAAACCGTCGATCATGTTGTTCCTTGGAAGCAATACGCTCTTGTTTCTTCTGCTCTCTCAGCACCGTTGTTGTAATAACTTCAATCCATTTTTCTGGTATTTGTTCCGTCAATTACATCCACCTCTTTCCGCATATTCGAACGTGTACCCCTTCACGCTCCTGCGCTCCCCACGCAGAACCTTGTAAATCGAATCCCGCTTGCTGTTGACGCACGCCTCCGCTTCTGCGATACGATTAGCCGTCATCACCAGCACGCCATCTTTAAATATATTAATCGGTTTAATTTTACGCTCGTAGCTAATCTTTTTGCCGACTTCCACCCCAGCCAACGCGTGCATCTTTATGATGCGGATGTCTTCATCCGGCAGCTGTTCCCATTTTTCGGGCAGCTCATCCAGATAATCATAAAATTCATTCGATAACTTCATTCTGATCACCTGCTTTCTTCGGAGTAATCAGCGAACTGCCCTTTCCACCCGGCCCGAAGTAGTTGTACAGGACGATTTCCAGCAGATCTAAACGATCGTCCGTCGTTTGTTTGGCATACAAATGTCTATTGTATTTGTAGCTGCGCTTGTGTAGCGAATAGGCGCGCATACCCTCCAAGTAAATTCCATACACACCGTTCTTGCATTTCATCGTGAAGCCAAGTTCAAACACTTTCTCCTGAAACTGACCCATCATTTTGTTGTGTTCTTCTTCCGGCAATGTGAGCGCCCTCCTTTTCGTGTATCCAGGTAACTTCATCCGACCACCTCAGTATCCTTCATGTCCCTGATCATTTCCTGTATGTCCCTCAACGCCCTGCAGTAGCCTCTTGGTTCGCCCTTGCCCGTCTTGTGCTTGGCAACACTGTAGCTATTGCCATACATCAATTCTATTTTTCGAAGCAGCAGATCCGCATCAACCAAGTTCTTTTTCTTCGGCGGTTCCACAACTTCCGGAGTATCCTTTTTACGAATAAAGAAATTAAAAGCCATGCAATCTCCTCCTAGACTTCCACAAATTTTTTACTTGCTGCGCTCCACTTCAGCAGCACCAACGGAATTTGATAACGGAACATGAACAGTTTGGCTTTGATTTTAAATTCAGGTGTCAGAAAACCTTTGATATCGACGACCTCTATCCGGCCATCCGTATACAACACTTCGAAGTCAGCCTTGTAGGTAATCGCTCGTACGATTCTGCCCGTCTGCGGATGTGCGAACCTATCTAGTAAAGTGAATGGCTTCTGCATCTGGAAATCTTCTACAAGGCCGCTTTTTTTGAGTTTTTGAAGATGTTCGTAATAGCGGCCCTCTGCTTTGCTATCGAACGTGATTCCATCGATCGTTATTTTTTTTGCTCCGTATTTACTCATCGGCATCTCCTTTTTTAAAACGGAAGGTCATCATCACCAATATCAATAGACTCACCAGCGCTACTGAATGGATCAGCTGATTGATTAAAGCTGTCATAATCGCCTTTGCGCATCGTGTTATTTTGGTTGCTCCCTTGGTACTGTTGACTGCTTGAACGATTAGCATTATCATTTTTAGCCTCCAGGAAGTGGAATTTTTCAACGACTACCTCAGTTGTGTAAATTCTTTGCCCGTCCTTTTCGTAGCTGCCTGTTTGAATTCTCCCGACCACGCTGATCAGTGATCCTTTCCGGAGGTTGTCAGCCATTACCTCGGCCGTCTTGCCCCACACTTGGCAATTTGGGAAATCAGCTTGCTGATCCCCGTTTGCGTCCTTGAAATCACGATTGACTGCCAGGTTAAAGCGTGCGACGGCTTTTCCTGCAGGCGTATATCTCAAATCAAGTTCCTTGGTGATTCTGCCTACTAATACGACGTTATTGATCATAAGAATTCTCCCTCCAGTACATCCGGCCTGAATCCGCTCCAACTGGTTTCGGGTTCAGCGTGGATCACCACAACCGGCACCGCTTGATAGCCCAGGTCTTTCAGTTTTCCTGACGCCTTCTTGTTTTCGATGATGTCCACCTCCTGATAATGAACACCATGTTCATTCAGCCACAACTTCGTGAGCTTGCATTGCGGGCAGCGTTTTTTGGTGTACACCGTTACGTTTTTGCGCGTTTTATTCAGCATCGGTGTCCTCCAATTCAATTTTTTCCACGTTGTTGATGTAATGAAAAGTTGGTTGATGATTGTATTCGGTAAGCCATTTTTGAAGAGCGTCATTAAGTGCCTCTTCAAGATCTTCCAGTTCCCCTTTGGTCACATCGTCCAAGTAATTTTCTGCAACTTCTCCACAACAATCTCCCGCTTGTTCTTGGAGGTTTTCGATCACATCGCCAGCATCAATACATAAATGCGGCGAAAACGCTTGTCCTACCGCAAACACTGTATGCACCCCCTCGTATTCCTCGTACACATGCCCAAGTACATCTGATTGGTCATATTCATTTTCCGGATTCTCTATAAACTCTCTCAAAGCTTTCTTTCCGGCATTTATAGCCTCTTCTTTTGTGTCGAAATATTCAGAAGACTGCCAAACCTCTTCATCTTCACTCGGGCTACATAGCCACTTCAAATTATTCTCATTCATTTTTGCTTCCTCCATTCTTCAAATTTACGTTCCATTTGTTTTGCGATAGCTATATCTGATTCATACGGTGTATAGATCAGCCGACTTTTTTTAATGCCACAATCTAGCAATGCACAAGGTTCGCCTTCGTCTACAAAATACATATCACCCCATGCGAGATTTACTTCAATTTTTTTGACGTGCATGATCACGCGATGCTTGCACCGTCCATCTTGATAATAGCCGCCTACAACAGGTTTCATCCATCTACCTCCTCATAAGTACCAACGATATTAAGCAATCCAGTTTTAAGCATCCCGCTTATTTCTTCTGAGATACTATCTACGTCTTCTTCGTCAATTCCAAGCTTAGAAAGTTTTACTTTGCATATTTTGTTTATGTGTGAATCTATAACGAAAAAGTTATCAACTAGCCAATCGTTTAAATCTTGTTTGGGCGTTTGTTTTGTCATCCTTTAACCTCCTCGTATCCCCAGTCCACAGTTTGAAACGCAACGTCCTTGCATTGCTCTTCGATATCTTCAGGAGTAGCATCATCTGATATCTCAATCTCATCTTCAATCAACTGTCCCGCGTATCCCGTGTGTAACCAAACCCTGAATTTTTTCATCTATTCTACCTCCTATCTTTTATTGCAGAAATTATAAATATGCACAGCAGGACCGCGGCGGCAATCTCGCTGATGATCATGTCGCACCCCTATTTTCCGTTTCCGCTGATGTAAATAAGATTTACCCATTTGCCATCAGCATCCTCACTCCCGCCACCACGGCCAATACACTCGATAGGCATGGAGATATCAATCCGGTCTCCGAATGGCGTTTTTCCACGAAAATCCAATCTAACCTGATCATGATCGTTGTATACAGCCAACTTCTTTTTTAATTCCCCAACAGTCAGAATCCATCCGTTGTATACTTTAAAATCAGGCTCGGCATGAAATTCTGAATTCAAACTTGTTTGTTCATTCATCTTCCTGCCTCCTGGTTAATTTCCGATGTATTCAATATCTTCAAAGCTCACGCGTCTCAAGCAGTTCATTCGCGTGGCCACAAGGTACGCTTTCACTGTTCTTTCGTCCATTTGTCGAATACCGACATCGAGAGTACCCTCGTCAAAAACATAAGTCACACCGTAGTTAACCTTGAACTCTCTCGTTCCACAGATATAACCCACTTCTTCGATCGGCTCTTTTTTGTATTTATCGAGGTGGATAAAATCGCCGGCCATTTCATCGGACATCAGGTGGTCTTCAAGATCAGAAATGCCCATCTTTTCCAGTTGCTCCGTTTGGTTCTGCCTTTTCCAATAATGATTTATCCGCACCTTATCGCCTAATTCGTATTTCATTCCTTATGCCTCCCTCTTCTGGCTGGTCTTCAATCGTGCAATGCGTTCGGCTATGAGTCTTTGCTGGTCTGGATCAAGGGCGGTCTCCGTCACTGGTGCGGTAGTTTCAGCCCATTCCGGCATTTTTTCTTTCTTTGGCGCGTTATTTTTCTTCATGGAGCTTCGCTGCCTAGCTGCCTCTTCTGCCTTAGCCTCTTCAACTGTCCGGATATTCTTTTGCAGAAAATCTTTCATGATCCATTCCGCCAGACTGTACGAAGGTCGTTCTGCTTTGGAAGCCCTCAATATAGCTTCCATAACTAAATCTTCCCCGATATCAGTTACCCAATAATCAAGCCCTTGCGCGATAACCATATTTTCCATCCCGATGTTTTCCTGAAAGAATTTATGAACGTTAGTGGCCTCGGGTGATTGATCTGGATTATCAATGCCGTTTACTTTTATTTCATTTACTTTTATTTCATTTTCTTTTATTTTATTTAATTTTATTTGTGTACCAGAATCAGGAATAACTGGCATTAATTCAGGAATAACTATAGTTTTTTCAGGAATAACTGACTTAATGACCATTAGAGGGCACATTTCCTGTAATTCCGCCTCATTGATCAGCAGGTACTCTTTTATCACTTCCCCCTTCTTTTTCTTGCCAACCGCTGTGAAATAACGTTTTTGAATACCATCACTTGTCAAAATGCGGTACTCTTCAAATAGTTTTTCCTGGAATAACTCATATTTAATGCAGTCATTGACAATGTTATTCACGGAATTACTATCAATTCCGATACGTTTTGCAATTAAAATCAGTTCTTTTTCTTCCCATTTGTAGAAATAACCAGAACTGTAAATCTTCATGAACATTTTGATGATCACTGCGAATCCTATCGCACCATGCAGCCCCTCAATCAGTTGAATTTTATCGTCATAGTCCGCATCTATATCCAATGGGAAGTATCGAAGCCCGTCTTGTATTGGCCTTGCCATTTATTTCACCTCACAATCAAGAGAGGGAAGCTCCCTCTCCGGTTACTCCTTGGGTTTGATTGTCCTTTCTTCAAATAATGATTCTTGTGCAGCGTCGTCATCTAGATTGATGATTTCGCCATCTTCAGTGACGAAGGTTCCAAGCTTATCTGGCTCTTGAATCGGCGCCGCATCGAAATCCTCGTCCGGCGTAATGTCACGGATATCTCCCGTTTCCTTATCAAGCGTTTGAACCGTTTCGTCAGTCGTGACGGCTTTTTGCATTTCGATGGATAAGATTCCCCACTTGGAAAGAATGTTCCGGAGGATGGTCTTTTTGGCCATTGAGTCATAATCTGTCTTCCAAACACCTGACAGCTCTGTCTTGTTTTTGGTTTTGTTGTTGCGAATGCGGTGGGCTTCCACTTCTTGCTTGGTCCAGTAGACGGTCTTCTCGAAGCCGTTCAGCAATTTAAAGTAGCCGACATAGCCGATCACGACATCAGACAGTTTTCCGTTCGGATCAAACTCAAATTTCTCCGTCAGGCGATTCCAAGAAAGCAACTCACCTTCATATACCTCGATGACGTTCAAGGCTTCGTATTGGCCGGAGCGTTGGGCCAGTTGAATGTACCCCTTATACCCAAGGATGAATTGCCCTTTTTGCTTGTTGCCGTCCTTGTAATCCCGGAATGGGACAATGTAGGCATAGCCGAGGTTCTTGTCTAATGGTAGATCCAGAGTGGCAGCTGTCATGGCGCAGGTAATGATACTCATCGGCTCGCTTTGTGCCAGGTAGGAATCATTGTTCACCAAACTGAGAACGGAAGCCGTAAAGCCTTGCGATTTTTCTTTGAGCACATCCCGGAACTTCTCTTGGACCACCGGTGAATTAAGGAGTGATTTCAGCCCCAGTTGCTTCGCTTGTCCGGGTGCTTGGGTGTTGCTGTTTTGTAGTTGGTTTTTCAAACTCGAATTCGTTGCCATATTATTTGATCCCCTTTATCGTTAGTCTTCTTGATTGCGTTGCATTGAGGTATTGCTCGTAAATGGCCGGCTGTTCTTTTTGCAAAGTCTTCGTGTCCAGTCGGTTCGTTGTGACAGGCTTCCAGTAAATGAGATTGGTGGGCGTGATGCCGATTTCCGCATCCGCTTCTCCGAGTGCCAGTTTGATTTGGTTCTCATAGAGGCTGATGGTTTCCTCGACGGTCTTCTTGGCTGCTTTGGCCTCGTTCAGTAGGGAAATCGTTTCATCGAAGGAAGAGCTTAGCGTGATTTCTTTCCCCGCTTCGCTGTTGGCGTATCGTTCCTTCAGGAAGTCCGTTGCCGCTTGGCTACCGTCGATTGGAGGCGCAACATTCTGCTTCACATTGACCTCCCAGAAGTCAATCAGGCGCTCCTGAATGATGTCTATCAGTTCCTGGTCTCTTTCTACCCGCTTCCACTGGAACTTCTGCCCACCCACCAAAACGGCGATATAGGCATACTCTTTATCCAAGACATTCAGATAGTGCTGCACCTGGAAGATATACTGATCCGGGATATTGTCCCCTTCCCATTTGTCAGACAGGAACATGCTAGCGGTTTTACATTCCAGAATGGCGTTCTCTCCGACAACTTGCCGATCCACGTTCGCGCTCAGAAAGTCGTATTCCTTATGGAAATACATGTGATTGTCGTTCCGAACTTTAGCCCCTGTACGCTTCGTGAATTCCTCCGCTACTGTCTGCTCGAACACATTGCCCCAGTAAGCCGCTTCACTTGGATCGGATGCATCAATTTCAATCTGCCCGGTCTTGTCTAGCCACAACTGGTATGGACTCTTGTATTTGTTGAAGCCCAGGACAGTAGCCACATCGCTGCCGCCTATCGAAGTGCGTCTCATTTGCAGCCAGTCTTCCCGGCTCATATTTTTTGTTGGGATCCGTTGTCTCATTCTCCTGCCACCATCACTTTCTGCGTTTCCTTGACGAACCGGGGAATATCTTCCAAACGAACAAGGCCCAGCTCCGTCTCCACGTATTCATCACCATCATAGATTTCGTTTCCTTCCCAGTCAGAACCAAATAACTGCGGTTCATCGGGTTCCAAAAATCGTTCAAAATTTGTTCTGTTCATGTTATACTCACCTCATAAATGGTTTTTTTATTGTCACCTACTCGCAATAGGTGGCTTTTTTAATGCACATTTTTTAATTTGCAGCGCCTGACGATTGATCGGAGCCGCTCTTTGTCTTGCTTTGGCATGTATTTGTGGTCCGACATCGGCGTGATGCGGTTGGCTTTTAGATCAAACACGATTACCGGCCGTGAAGCTCCGTCTATCAGCCAATCCAGTCGCAGGGATGTAGGAGAAATGCTTCTGTGTGAGATGCCTTCCTCGTTCAGCACTTCCGTTACTGCGAATAAATTCATAGGCTATCCTCCGCAGCTTCCAATTGCCTCTGAAGCCTGACCGCTCTATGTTCGAATGCGCGTGCCTGCCTTGCGGCTCTATCTGCATCCGCTTGATGTTTAGCCGCTAAAATCAGCATGTCCCGGTGGGAATTTTCGGCAAACTCTAACTGAAGAAGCAACCCGATGTATTTTTCTTTCTCATTCATCATTTTCACTCCCATGTTGGTTTCTTATAATGGTATTCCTCGAACACTTTCTTCAATCGGTCCTGGTCCGCTTGCTTCAGTTCTGTGTATCGGTTGCAGTACTTCAGGATGTTGCAGCGGTAGTCGAATAAGAGGACCGGATCTGATACCTTTTCGATTTCCCACCAAATGCAGATGTTTCCAAATCCGATAAATTCATAAGCGATCTGCTCACGGGTCAGGATCCAACGCAGCAGTCCGATGTTATGATTCAAATCTATCTTCACCAGATCAACCCCTGTTCCAGGCCCCCGACAATTCCAATTACCAGAACAACAAATCCGATCAGCAAGCCATGCACGATAGCTTTGGCCAAAACTTCCTCAAACTCATTTGTAAATATTTTCATCTCGCCACCTCCAACGTTTCGACCTTGTCTTCCTCTGTTGTTGGCTTTTTCGCCGATACGCGCCGATTGTTTTCTTCCAGCAGCTCCTTGTATTTCTCTCCGTCTTTTTGAACATTTTGGAGGAATTTGTCTATTTCTGCATCCGTTATTTTTGCCTGCGGCAGGAATATCGGCCGAATGGCTCCCACGTCAATCAGCGCCCGCAAACTGTGATACGAGATATCCAGGATCGCTGCTGTCTCCTTTAAGTTGTATGCCCGCTTTGGCATTGCTGTGATTAATTCGCTCATTGCTATCACTCCTTCTTTTTTAAATAGCCTACTTGAATCCAATAATGGATCCGTTGTGAAATCATGTCCGAGAATGTATAGCCGGTCCGTTCGATGATGCTCAATACAAGTTTGGTTTCAATCAGCATCTCATCAAGAAACTCTGCTACGAATTGCGTGAGTAGGATTTTGTCCTCTTTCGTCATGCACTCTGCATTCTTGGAGAGAATATAGAGCGCTTCGAGCTGTCGTCCCTGCCGTTCCTTCTCTTCCTTGTTGGCCAAGAACTCCAATGCATGTGGATTATCGGAAAAGACTTCGCTCTCCATGACTGGCAGCACATTAAATACCAGATTGGCCATCTGTTGATTGAATATCCCATCATCAAGGACAGAAGCAATGTGCGTAATCGTCTCTATTGGCGTAGGGCTGTCGGTCATATAACGGTTCATTGTCGTTTTTTTGGTTCCGGTCAGCTCTGAAAGACCGACCTGCGAAAGATCCTGGCGTTTAAGTGCCGCGCGGGCAGATCGTTGGATATAAAAGCTCGTTCCTTTTGTAATCACTTGTCATCCCTCCATTTCCTTGATCTTCATGAACAGGTTAATGAAATACTGTTGCCCTTTGCCCGTTACCTTTGGCGTCTTGCTGATCTTGATAGATCCATCCGGGTTATTGATTGTTGTCTCCTTAACCTCGAACAGTTTCATTTCTGCAGAACGCTGCGTCGGCATGTTGTAATCCGTGCCTTTCCGCTTAATCAGATAGCCGTTTTCCCGCAGCCAGCCGAACAAGCGGTTCCCTCCGGTCTTGATGCCATTCTGATAGAGCAACTTGGCCAAGTCGCCGACAAGTATTGATGTATGGCTTGCAGCGACAGCATCTGCAAATATCACTTTTGGCTTATCCAGTTGGACTCGCTCCTGCAGGTCAATGATTTTACGATCCGCAATCTGCAAAGCTCGCTTCATGACCATCTCCGGGCTATTCCAAGCTTTCTCGATCGCTATGAAATACTGCCGGGCTTGCTTGCCTTTTTCGTTACGCTGGATCATGCTGATTTCTTTAGACATATCGATGGTCATGACGTGGTCAACCACCTCGGTATATGGATTTTTTGGATTATTGGTCGATCTTTTTTGAACAACCAATCCATAATCAGAATTTTCTTCAAATCCGTATTCCTTCATACGGTTAAACCAAATATCATATCTTGTTCCGATTTCTAAAAACTCGTGTAAGTCTCGGCCCATAACCGCTACAGAACCATCATTTTCCTCATGCAGCGGAATCAATGGATTTTGTTTTTCTGCTAGGTTGTTCATATTTGTCTTCCTTTCTTTGCTATACTTAAATTAAAAATGATTGGAGAAAAAAATCATGACAATCACTTTGCCTTCATTCTTATTTCAATTGAATTTTTGGAATTTTGTTATTGCCGTTTTAGCACTATTTATTGCGATTTACAGCGTTTGGTATACGCATAGAAGAGATCGATACTCCATTGAAATAGTAGAGTGTGAATATATGCAGAAAAAAAATCGGCCTTACTTGATATTTTTTTCAATTTTCAACGCTTCTAATGCGCCTTTAAAAATAAAGGATGTTAAGTTGTTTGATTTGGAAAATAATCCAGTAAGAGTTGTGGATTATGAACCGAAATCCGAATACACAAATATTGTTGGTCATTCTATTTTGGACCCTGCTACAATTCCAGTTGCTTGGGAATATGCTAATCCGTTTTCGAAAACTTTAATCATTCCATCGGAATCAAAAATAGAATTTAGTTATTACGTCAATCCTTTTCCGGATCATATGGTTATCAAGATAACCACAGACAAAAAAATACGTTGGTTTTCCAAAAAAAAATTATTTAGTGTCAAGTTTTCTGAGCTTGACTAAAATGACAACATTCAAAATCAAATGTGCAATTAGTAATAGAAATGTTGCTAGTTGCATTTTGTTTCCCTTCTTTCTTTTGTTGGTTACCTTTGTATTTGCGGGGATTACAATCCATTCATAAAGGTATTAAACTAATACTAAGGCGATTTAATGTTACGTTTTGTATCATATCTGATTAAAAAAATATCGGGGAATAAATCATCCAATCCCCTCTTGTAATACAACGCAAATTTCTTTGCCATTCTAGGACTAGGATTCCTTGTCCCCTCTTCAATTTTTCTTACAGATATTTCCGAAATACCTAAATTCCCAGCTAACTCCTTCCTTGTCAATCCAGAATCAGTTCTTAATTTTACGAGATTCGATCTCAATGTTCTCACCTACCTCCATCTTTTCGATACGTTTTGTATCTTTATGAACTCAGTATATACGATACGTTTTGTATCGTCAATCTTTATTTGGTACATTTTGTATTTTTTGTTTCAAATGATACTCTTTGTATCATAGGAATGTTAAAATACCCTTAAAGGACGGTGTTTATATGTTCTCGGAAAAGTTAAAGGACTTGAGAAAAAGGACTAAGAAGAATCAAGAGGAAGTCGCTAACGATTTAGGATTAACTCGTTCTAATTATTCCCATTTTGAAAATGGTAGGAATCAACCGGATAATGAAACTTTAGTTAAGCTGGCTAATTATTACAACGTCACAACAGACTATTTATTAGGCCACGATGTCCCAGATTGGGCGACACAAGAGGATATCATCGATTTAGAGGAAATGCTGAACAGTAATGTAAATATGGCATACGGCGGGGAAAACCTAACGGAAGAGGAAAAACAAAGGGTTAAGGATGTACTTACTGGAATTTTCTGGGAGAAGATCAAAGATCGAAAAAAATAGATCCCAACACGAAAAAATAAAAAGGTTAATCAATCACCTTTCCATCCAGTGCAAAACCCTGGACCCCTTCCTGATTGCCGAAAATTATGATATTGAAGTACGCTATGTGCCCTTTGCGGAAAATCCTAAAGGACAGTTCATCAATTTATTTGAGAAACCAATGATCCTGTTGAATGAGTCCATAAAAGACTCAGAACGCCGCTACTACGTAATGGCACATGAACTCTATCACGCTTTAGAACACTCTTCCCTGGCGGGGTACTATGTTTCTACAGGTCTGTCACGAAGTAAACTGGAGTATGAAGCGAATCGTTTTGCAGCTACTCTGCTGTTGGATCATTATGTATCAGAAAATGGTACTATGCCTGACACGTTTGGCCGGTTGCAGCTGCTGTATGGCGTTGATGAGCATATGGCGGATTATTTGGAGATAAGTAAGAAATAAAGGAATTACATTTGTTGAATCAAAACGGAGTTGTAACATATTTCTATTTCCAAAAAGAAACTTTACTGTTTCATACTAAATAAATATTTCATTTTGCCTACAATATTTCTTGTTTATTAGAGTATAATGATAATGACGGCAAGTGGTCTGCCGTTACTATAAAAATACTTTACTTTGGAGGTAAAAAAAATGAAAACGATTGGAAAATGGATTGGCGGATTTGTGGTTTTTAGTATAGTAATTGCTTTATTTTCGATTATTTCGCCTATTATTTTAATTCTCGGCGGACTTGGTATTTGGTACTACACAAAGAAAGAGCCAAATCCTCAAAAAATGAAGATCTCGGCAGTGGCTACTGTTATCGGTCTGTTCGGATTCTTTATCTTGCTCGGGTCCGGCGGAGCTGATTCAGAATCTGCCGCTAACACCACTACTTCAACATCTACACAAACAAAAAAATCGGAAACAGCCGTATCAGAATCCGCTTCTTCTGAAAGTGTTGTTGCTGAAGTTGCTGCACCAGAGGCGGCCTCTTCTGAGATCGTAATTGCTGAAGAACCTATTGTAGTCGAAGAACCAGCAGTGAGTGTACCAAGCGAACCTGTTGTAGCGCCAACTCCGGTACCTGAAATTTCAAGAGAATTTCGAAATGCATTGGGTAAGGCAAATGATTACCTAAATTATTCAAGTTTTTCTAAGCAGGGCCTTTACGACCAATTGTTATACGAAGGATTTCCTGAAGATGCAACGCAATATGCTGTCGATAATGTAGTAACAGATTGGAATGCGAACGCTCTCCAAAAAGCTATTGATTATTTAGACTACTCTTCTTTCTCCGACCAAGGCTTGTATGATCAGTTAATTTACGAAGGCTACACTGCAGAACAAGCGCAGTATGCAATTAACAATTTACCGCAATAAATAAAACACCCCGCTACTTGTCAGATGGCAAGTAGCGGGGGAATTTTTTCAGCAACACAAAAACCACCGCTGCAACGGTGGTCATCAGGATACGTTTATTTTTTACATGACTATTATAGCATGAATTTGGGATACACCCCCCCACTCCCCTACTTTGGACGGTAAGAATCTGGAAGTTGTTTTTGATCTATAAATCAAGAATAAGAAAGGTGATGGTTATATGTTCAGTAAGTTAACGTCATTATTTAAAAGTAAGGCTGCTGCAAAAGGTTCTCCGGGAATCCTTGAAAAACCTAGTCAAGTAATGAAGCCTGTTGAAGATGGTATACCAAAAAAAACGATTACGACCACAACCATAAAAACGTATGTTTCCGGAATAAAGCTAGAAGACAGACATGAAAAATTAAAAAAACTCATCGCAGAATTGAAGAAAGAAAAATTTTTCAAAGAATTATACCAGGGTTTATCAAATAAAGACATTCTCGATGAGGAGCATGGAAGCTTTTTCGAAGAGGATCCTGTATACGAATTAAGTGGAGGGAAGCTACCGCATGTCAGGTTAGATGTTTCTGATTCATCAGAGGTTATTAGTGTCTATGTTGGCAAGGACAAAGAGCATGAGTTTTTATTAGGCATTCTTCCGGAAGATGGGGCGAAAAGAGTTCTAAAACGCTTTGAATCGGCTGACCTACATGCGATAGAGACAAGTTTATCAGGTGGAAAGTATAAATACTTGGACGATGACGATAAAGTGAAAACGGGCGAAAAAAATTACAATCTACAGCTGAAATTAAAATTCGCGAAAAAATAAAATACCCCCACTCCCAGGCGGCGTGGAGTGCGGGGTGATAGTCTATTAAAGAAGAGGGGGCATACTTAGATGGAGAGAACATTGCTCTATTATGACTTAGTTCTAGAAAAGAAAAGACAGATAAATGTTTTTGGAGACAGTACTTTAAAAGATGAAGTTGTAAAATTCAAAAAAAAGGCGACAGAAAACGATTATACTTATTTAAATAGACCAGATGGTGTAATTATAGAAGTTATAAAGATTGATTCTTCAAATATTTTTGGTAGTTATGGCAGATTAGCAAATATTGATGACGGGGAATTAATCAGAAGCAGAAACAAAGATGATTATAGTTTTGAATTTTTAGAAACTTTGATAGAAACGTATACTTATTTTTTACTTAATTTAGAAAAAAATCAAATAATATTATTACACAATAATAAGTGCGGCGGTTTCATAACTTATTTTTCAAAGTTTCTAAGAGAAAAATTTAATTTAAATGAGCATTACGATATAGTTTCTATTGCTCCTATAAAAGATGATAACATTCGTGAAAAACTACTTCAAACAACTGAGTTAGATCAAATAAAATTTTCCTACTCTTCTGTTCAGTTAATGGATAACCAATTTTTAACAACAAATGAATTGTATGAACTAGATAAAACATCTATTAGGAATGCTCGAGTTACTTTACAGCTTGAACCTCAAGTAAAGAATAATAAATTACTAGAAAGCTTGAGTTCTAAAGATAATATTTCTCAACAATTCAACACTTTTGAGCTCTCGACAAACGAGGGATTGATTGATTTAGTTGAAAAGAAACTTATAAAAAAAGTCTCCATTAAAATTAATGAAGACGAAATAAATAATTTAGATGTAATTGAAAACTTACTTTCAGAAAATTTAAGTTCTATAGACTAACTTTAAAATTTTATAGATCCAAACGGTAGCTATAATTGTTTCAGATATATAAATTAAAAACAAATAAACTTGTAGGGATACACAAATACCAATAAGTGTAGCTACTAAATGTACAACAGCTGCTAGGATACCGAAAAAAAGAGTGTTAAAAATTATATTATAATAATTATATTTTTTCATAGCTCCCTCATATTTATTTTCTGGTAAAGCTGCAAATAATCCTAATATAGTTAATAGTATTCCTAAGATAGAAAGTGATATTTCAACTGAATATATTTTCAAGTTATTACTAAATATTAAGTTTTCATTTGTGTGAAGGGAAATTAGATAAAACAAGATAGATACAAGAAGCGGAAAATAAATATACACGTATATATTCAAATGCTCTTTAAGTTTCCTTGACATATCTATTCCCCCTTTTTCTAATAGTAACACAAAATATAAACCAAATGAAAAATTAACATTCAAAATCACCACTCTACTCGACTAAAGTGAAAGTAGTGTATCAAGAAGCCTTGTGAAATAAGGCTTTTCTTTAACAAACAAAAAGAACATACGTTTGCTTTTTGATAATAAAAATCCAAAAGGAGTGCTTGAAAATGAGAGGAACCATCCGAAAAAGAGGGAAAAATTATTATTACACCCTCGATCTCCCAAAAGTGAATGGCAAGAGACGACAGCTTGAGCGCTTCGGAGGCCTTACCTACGAAGACGCGGAGAACGCCCTGCGCAAAGCCATCAATGAATTGAAAGACACCGGACGCTATAAAGATGTATCAAATATTTCGGTGCGGGATTTCTTTGAGTACTGGTACGAGAACTATGTGATGACCAATTTAAAATACAATACGCAGCAGAATTATCGCATGGTGATTGACAAGCACATTCTGCCCTACCTGGACAAATACTATCTCAGGGAGATAGATCCATCTATCCTTCAGAACCTAGTCCATGAAGAGTTTCGGAAAGGATATGCCCAGAAGACGATCAGCATTGTGACCTCCGTCCTGAAGAATGCTTTTCGGAAAGCTGTATATCCGTATATGTTCCTGAAGGAAAATCCTATGGCTTACGTGGAATCACCCCGCTTCGAAAAAAGGAAACTTTCGAAAGATGAAATGAAGATCATTAGCCGGGAAGATTGGAGCAAGCTGCGTATGGCGGTTCCGGAAGCAAGTGCGTTCTATATTCCCATGATGATTGCCTATTACACCGGCATGCGGCGCGGTGAAGTATGCGCCCTGGAGTGGAAAAACGTGGATTTGGAGGACAAAATCATTCATGTTGAAGCTACGATGATTCATAAGGGTGGAGAAATAGCTATTACGTCTCCGAAGACGGCATCCAGCTATCGAGAAATACCGTTTGGGGAAGCTTTATATGAGATCCTCCGGAAACACCGAAAGCAGCAGAAAGAGAACCGCCTGCGTTATGGGCCGTTCTATAAAGAATCGAACTTTGTCTGCACGAAGGAAGACGGCGCACCCGTTACCCCTAATTCCATCAAATGGCACGTCGGGAAGGTTCGCGAGATCAGCGGCGTGGACTTCAACTTCCATTCTTTCCGGCATACGCACGGGACCATGTTGCTGGAGAACGGCGCAACGATCAAGGAAGTCCAGGTCCGGCTTGGACACTCCCGCGCTGCGATCACATCTGACACGTACATCCATCTGACCAAAAAGAAAAAGCGAGACACGGCCGAATTATTCGACCGCATCTCGCAGGATTTCTGA